GAGGCGAAGGCTACTGGTACACCGCTCACGGACGAGTTACGGCGGATAGGGATACCGGTTGTAAATTATACACCGTCCAGGGGCAACGACAAGCATACGCGGATGCACATGGTTGCGCCGATGTTTGAGTCTGGGCGGGTATGGGCACCGGACAAGCGTTTTTCGGAGGATGTTATTGACGAGTGTGCGGCGTTTCCGAATGGGGACCATGATGATTTCTGCGATTCTATGACGATGGCTCTTATTCGTTATCGCAAGGGTGGCTTTGTAAGCCTTGACACGGACGAGGAAGACGAAGAGGTTTCAAATGTGTTAGCTTTTCGTCAGTATTATTAGTTTCAACTGCAAGGAGTAGGGCACATGGAGTGGATTAAGGAACGTATGCAGGAGCCTTCTAGTTATGCTGCCTTGGGTGGTGTTGTTATGGGTGTTGGAATTTTAATTTCGCAACCGCCTGTTATTATTGTTGGCATGGTTGGTGGTGTTGTTGGTTTTTTATTGAAGGAAAAGGGCGTTATTTAGGTCTGTTTGCGGGGCGGAGCTATGCCGGATGGAGTTGATGTTTCGATAATCGATGTTTTCAATGCGGCATGGCCTGTTCTGGTTGCCATTATTGGTCTTATTATAGTATTGGCCAAGATGCATGGTGACCTGGAAGTGTTAAAAGACAAGGTTAAGGTCTTGTTTGAACTTTGGAACACGAAGAAATGACGCAGAAGAAGCTTGAGAGGAACAGTCGTTACAAGGATTTGGACCTTGATGGCGACGGTGTTGTGTCAGACACGGAGCTTGCGGCTATTGAGGCCATTGAAACGGCTGAGAAGATGGATGCCCAGCGTCATATGGCGTGGTGTGCTCTTGCAATCATGGCCGGAATGACGGGCCTTTTGTTTTTTGTGGTAAGTGAGAGTAGACTAAAGTCTATAAGTGACCTTTTAGGTCTAGCATACATAGCTTTTTCTGGGGTTACGTGCGCTTACATGGGTATGAGTGCCTATATGAGCCGAAAGTAGGTGTATTTTGGACATTCAGGGTAAAAACTGATGATTATGTCGTTGTTAGGGACGGCATTGGGCTTTGGAACGTCGATAATTCCAGAGGTTTTGGGGTATTTTAAGCAGGGACAGCAAAATAAGCAGGATTTGGCCATGCTTGAGGCCAAAGCCAAGTATGCGAGTCAGTTGTCTACGCTAAAGATTGCGGAACTGGACGCAGAAGCGGATATTGCGGAGACAAAGGGTATATATGAGCATGACAGGTCTATTGACGCTGGAGGTTTTGTCAACGCTCTCCGGGGTAGCGTGCGCCCTGTCCTTACTTATGCCTTCTTTCTCTTATTTGCTACCATCAAAGGCGTCACGGTATACACTATGGTGATGACAGATGGGATGGATTTGTCTGCGGGGCTAATTGCTATCTGGGACCCGGAAACTTCTGTTATATTCTCCTCTATTATTGCGTTTTGGTTTGGTTCGCGCAGCATGAGCAAGGCGCGTGCGTGGCAAGCTGAGAAAGGTAAGTAGGTCATGGCTGAAGAACCCGTTTCCTTGATCGATGGTGGGATGCCCTCTCAAGGGATGCCTTTAGGTGGTATGTCCGAGGAGGAGATTGAGGTTGAGGAGATAGAGGAGCCCACTGACATTGAGGAGCAGGAAGACGGTTCTGTTGTTTTGAACTTTGAAGAGATGCTCACGGAGCAGTTACAGGCTGAACCGGATGCAAATCTTGCCGAGGTTTTGGACGAACGTGTTTTGATGGAGATATCTTCGGAGCTCGTTGGCTATTATGAGGATGACAAGGCTGGTCGTCAGGAATGGGAGGACGCTTATACGGAGGGTCTGGATCTTCTGGGGATCAAGTACGAGAGTCGCGAGGAGCCGTTTCGTGGGTCCAGTGGTGTTACGCATCCTGTTATTGCAGAGGCGGTTACACAGTTTCAAGCGCAGGCGTACAAGGAACTTTTACCAAGTTCTGGACCTGTTCGCACGCAGGTCGTTGGAGCATCGACCCCGGAGGTAGAGAGTCAGTCCCAGCGTGTTCAGGAGTTCATGAACTATCAGATCATGAATGTCATGGACGAATACGACCCGGAGATGGATCGTTTGTTGTTTTATCTCCCGTTGGCGGGCAGTGCGTTTAAGAAAGTTTATTTTGACGACATTTTGGACAGGGCGGTTTCCCGTTTTGTTCCTGCTGATGATCTTCTGGTTCCGTATAACGCGGCGGATTTATCTTCGGCATCTCGCATCACTCATGTCATTCGTATGAACACGAACGATGTTCGGAAGTTCCAGGCTGCCGGATTTTATCGTGATGTTGATATCATGGCGTATGAGGACGACGATGAGGTTCGCGAGAAGGAGCGGGATCTCATAGGCATTGAACGCACGGGCGGCGATGATCAGGATTGCACGTTGCTCGAGGTTCATACGGACCTAGATTTACCGGGATTTGAGCATACTCATCCCTTGGATGGCGAAGAAACGGGTATCAAGCTTCCGTACATTGTTACGATAGACGAGGGAAGTTCAAAGGTTCTGTCTGTTCGCCGCAACTGGGTTGAGGGTGACGAGTACTACAAGAAGGTTCAGTACTTTACCCATTACAAGTTTTTGCCAGGTCTGGGGTTTTATGGGTTTGGTTTGCTCCACATGATTGGCGGGCTGGGCCGGTCAGCAACTTCAATTCTGAGGCAGTTAATTGATGCAGGCACTCTCGCCAATCTTCCTGCTGGCTTTAAAGCTCGTGGCATTCGTATTCGTGATTCTGATGAGCCTCTTTCTCCTGGTGAGTTTCGCGATATTGACGTTCCTGGTGGCGCCCTTAGAGAAAGTATCATGCCGCTTCCGTACAAGGAGCCTAGTCAGACATTAATGTCTCTCTTGGGCTTTGTTGTAGAGGCTGGGCAGCGGTTTGCGGCGATTGCCGACATGCAGGTTGGCGATGGCAATCAGCAGGCAGCGGTAGGGACGACCGTTGCACTTTTGGAACGTGGATCGAAGGTAATGTCTGCGATTCACAAGCGCCTGCATTACGCGCAGAAGCAAGAATTTAAAATGCTGTCCCGTGTTTTTGCGGAATCATTACCGCCAATGTACCCCTATAATGTTTACGGAGCCGAAACATCTATAAAGCAAGCGGATTTTGATGAACGTGTCGATGTTATACCCGTATCTGATCCGAATATCTTCTCCATGTCACAAAGGTTGGCGTTGGCGCAAACACAGTTGCAGTTGGCGCAGGCAAGTCCCGAAATGCACAACCTTTATGAAGCCTATCGCAGAATGTACGAAGCGATTGGCGTTCATAACATCGAGGCGTTGTTACCGGCGCCGCAACCGCCGCAACCTGTAGATCCGGGCGTTGAGAATGCAACTGCACTGACAATGAAGCCGTTGCAGGCATTTCCCGGTCAGAACCACGACGCGCACATAATGACGCATATTGCGTTCATGAAAACGCCGATGGTGATGACGGCACCTCCTGTTCAGGCCATGTTACAATCTCATTTGAGCGAACATATTGCTTTGAAGGCACGGCAAGAAGTTGAAATGCAGATGCAACAGATGCAACAACAGGCCATGCAGGTGCAACAGGCGATCCAGATGGGCCAGATTTCACCTGAAATGGCCCCGCCAATGCCACAAATGGGTGATCCAGAGTCGATGGTTGCTGAATTGATTGCCCAGTACACGCAAGAAGTGATGGCGATGCTGATGCCACCAGATCAGGAAGATCCTTTGGTAGAGCTTCGCGCCAAGGAATTGGATATCAAGGCTTCTGACATACAGCGTAAGGCTGAAGAGTTTGATCAGCGTCTACTCTTTGATGTTGCGCGAGAAAAGACCAAGGAAGAGTTGGCGGCTGAGAAGATTGACTCGCAAGAGGACATTGCCCTGTTACGGGCGGAGGTTAATCGTGAGCGCATTGAGAAAGGCGTCGCAGGAAGAGGGAATTAATGGCCATTTCCCGCGCCCAGACTTCCAAGCAGCTGACCGGCAAAAAGCGCAGGCGCAAGAGCACGATTCGGAAGGCCAAGCGCAAAAGTAAGATTAGGAAAGTGCTAAAAGAACATAAAGAGGGTAAGTTGCGGAGCGGAAGCAAGAAGGGTCGAAAGGTTACAAGTAAAAAGCAGGCTATTGCGATAGCTCTGTCGGAGTCTCAAAAAAGGAAAGCATAGTATGGCGAAGGGCATGGCGCATTACTACAAGGACGGTACTANACATACCGGTGGCACGCATAAGATGCCCAANNNCGATTTGCATTCTGGCGCAAAACACACGAAAAACAGTAAAAAACTGTATCATTTCAGTGAATTACCGTCTGCTTCCGCTAAGAAAAAAGCACGGAAGAAGGCGTAATGTTTCACGTGAAACAATATGGCTAAAAAAGAGAAGCCCATCCGCCGCACCACCAAGGGCAAAGGTGCGAACTATCGCAAGACCAGCAAGGGTGCTGGGATGACGAAGAAGGGCGTAAAGGCGTATCGCAAGAAGAATCCGGGCTCCAAACTAAAGACGGCCGTTACGGGTAAAGTTAAAAAGGGTAGCACCGCGGCGAAGAGGCGGAAGTCTTATTGCGCCAGGTCTGCTGGTCAGATGAAGAAGTTTCCGAAGGCGGCAAAGGATCCAAAGAGCCGTTTAAGACAGGCTCGTAAAAGGTGGAGATGTTAAATGTCCTTGGTAGAAAACATTAATAAGCGTAAAAAGGCTGGAACGTCGCGTTCTAAGAGTAAAAGCACTGTCAGTGATAAAGCTTATGCAGAGATGCAGGCAGGGTATCGCGATGGCGGTATGGTTGATCAGATGTCCGACCAGATGGGCATCACAGAACAGAAAGCAGGTGGTCTTATGCGTAGAGCCAGTATGATGAATGACATGAGTGGCCCCCCTGGCATGGGCGGCTTTGAGATGAACCGCGGCATGGGCGGAACGGTCATGGTTGTACGCCTTGGGCGGATGTCCCCGATGCGGTATCGTCCAGAAGAGCGTGACGAGGACAGTTCTTTGATCAAAAGCACGGAGAACCAGGTTCGCGCTCGTCACTTCAACAACAACGGCGGAAAGGGGACTTTCTAATGCCTATGAAAGATGGAAAGCCTATTCCGTATCAGAAAGGTGGGGGCGCGAATGCGAATGCGAAAGTGGAGGTGGTTCTAGATGAAGGACCATCTTATCAAGACAAGGTAAACACTGTTATGGAAGTGTTTAAGCTTGGTCGCTCAACCGTTGCTGACTTCAGTAAAGAAGATTTGAACGACGTTTACAAAAAAGCTCTTGAGAAAGTGGACAAACCTACAGGGCGAAACATGGGCGGTGTAGTCCAAGACGAACTTGGCTACATGGGCGGTGGCGTAAGCTACAGT